TGAAATAACACTTTATTATTATAATAAGTGTGTCGTTTTTATTACATCAAGTTATTGACCTGCACTCGACGGTAGTACTTGTTTTGATCATTCGCAGCTGGGCTGGAAAGATCAATTGCACCGGCACCATTCACTGTTGCGAACGGGTTGGCTACCATACCATAACGAGTCTTAAAGCCAATCTTCGGCTGGAACGTCTGTTCACCAACGGCACGAACCATCTGAAGAGGCACGTACGGGCAGTAGAAAATACCAGCATCATAAGGCGAAGTGCCCTTAAATCCAACAACATAAAACTTTGAAGCATGTGCGTTGTTCGAATAAGGATCAATATAAACCTTAAAGCGACCATTAAGAACACCAGCAAACGTATTGCCTGTGTCATCAACAGCTAGATTGTCAGCCAGATTCGATGTGTGATCAAGAAGACCAGCCATCGTCAAAGCGGAAGCAACATCAGCCGCACAAATAATCACATTACCCTTACCGCGGCGTGTGTCCTGTGCGATGGCATTGGCATCACGTTCGATCTGGAACATAAGACCTTTGAACTTCTCAACCGACCAGCGACCGTTAGAATCTGTATCCAGATCGAACTGACCAGCAGTTGTGGTGTTTGTTGCAGCACCTTCCTTAGCAGTTACATAGATAGTACGAACAACCTCTCTATTAATTTCTGCAAGAATTTCAGATGACAAAATATTCGCAAGTTCTGTTTCAGCATCTAGACCGTGAATGGCTTTAAGATCCTGAGCAAGTTCCATTGTATATTCAGCTTTGAGGGCACGGCTCTGTGCAGTAACCGACACCTTATCAATACTAAATGCCATCTCCGCAAAAGCGTTAGACGTAGTATCGCCCTTAGCTTCAGCAGCGGCTGTTGTCATACCAGTACCTGTTGTGTAAGCTGACATATCATCAAGCACGTCAGATGTAGCATGAGTACCTGTTCCTGCAAAATCAGAATCGGCTTCAGAAAATAAAGCTTCTGTTCCTGTCTGATTTGTGTAGTGCGATTTCAGCGCAAAGATAAGACCTGTGGGTCCAGACATAGGCTGTACACCACAAACATCATATGCAATCAAATTAGGCATTGCACGGCGGATTAGTGAAATTAGGATCGGATCCCAATTATCAACTGCACTACCTGTAGCGTTAGTGGGAGCAGCTTCTGACAGGAACGTCCTATCTTCAGTCATCGATTTTTCCTGATTTTCAAGAATAACTGTTGTCACAGCTCGCTTGTAAGCATCCGTAATCGTTGGTAGATCAGGATGTTCTAGGACTGGCTGCCATTTTTCCTGTAATTGTTCTGTATTGAACATTTGTTAAATCTCCTTATTTTATTTATATTTATAAAATTTGTTATTTCTGCGCTCTTTGTTCACTGCTAGAGATTGCAGACATATAAGCAGCCATACTGTTACTCAAGTCACCCGTTACGTTGTACATTGGCGCTGCCTCAACTTCATCGTCCCTTACTGTCCTTGTAAAATAGCTATTCCGAATCGTTTCTAACTTCTTACGATAATCTTCTGAATCCTCATACTCTACACTTTCTGCAAGGCCAACAAACTTTTCTACTTCTGTATCTGCTAAATCAGAAGCAACATCTACTAAAATTTCATTTTTTTCTAACTCTGAAACTTTCTGAGACATCTCAACATTCTTTTCAATCTGCTCATTCAACTTAGCTTCCATTTCGTCAGCCTGTGTTGCAGCAGCATCAAGAATATCATATCTCTCCTCTGGTACAGTAATATTATGCTCTTCAAACAGACCTTTAAGACCTGTAATGAAATTTTCAGTAATTTCTGTTTTGAGTTTATGCTCAATAGCAACTTCATTCTGTTTCATCCACTCTTCTACAACATAACCGAGATAAGCGTCAACTTTCTCAGATGTTCCTTCTGTAGCTTTTGCAACTTCTTCTGCTATTTTTTCAGCATATTCCTCTTCAAGCTTTTCGATTTCTTGACGAACTTTCGACTTAACTGCAACTTCAAAAATAGTTGCGGCCTTCTCTTTAAATTCTTCAGAAAGATCCTCACCCTCTATAAGGGCTTCAACATCTTCCTTTACTGAAATCTGTTTAATTTTTTCTTCAATTTCCTTCTTTGCTATCTCTAGTTCTTTAAGTTCTTTAGACTCCGCGGACTCCTCTACATCTACAGCATCACCACTAATAGCGGCTTTAACTTTCTCATGTACACCTTTGAGATCAGTAGATTTCATCTTACCTAGGCCTTCAATCATCTTACCTAGATCCTCAAGCATTTTTGCCTTGGTCATTCGGGCTTCCTCTAGTTGTTCTCCATCGTGATCAACATCATCACCTGCGGCAAGTTTTAATTTCTCACCTGGAGCAGCTTGTCCTGAATTACCCTGAGAAACTTTCCCTTCTCCGCCTGCAGAGTTAGTCGCTGTTGCCTTTTTAGCCTTATCAGCTGCTTTACCCGGGCCCGAATCTTTATCATTAGGAGATGTTACTGCGTCTCCCAAATCATCAGACTCATCCTTGAGTTCAGACTTTTCTCCACCACCTGCTTTTAATTTTGCAGCAGCTGTTGTAGGTGTCTTAAACTTAACAACTCCACCAACTTCTTCAACCTCAGTTAATTCTGTTTCCACAGCAGAGATTTCTTCTTCGGTGAGTTCAGCGTCTAGAAGCTCTTCCAGTTCTTTATTTAATTCTTCTGACATTTCAGATAAACTCCTATAATCGTTTTATATTATTTATAAAATTTACAATTTAGAAAGAAAATCTGCGAAAATTTTTGCCTGTTTTTTACCAAGAGCTCTAGAATCCTTATCTAAATCTTTTTTATAATTCGCAATATCCACTTCCTTAACAATACCATTGTCCCAAACCCACTCTTTTCCTTCCATAATACCTTCAACAAAGGCTCCTGGAGCAGATGGATCTGCAACAATATCTGCAGCAGTCGCAAGATAAAAATCACTTCTTACTACCTGTGCACCTTTTTTTGGTTCTAATGAACCCATACCTCTTGAAGAAACA